GCTGACGCATGGACTTTCAATTTCCGTGAATATGGCTTGGCTGACGTATACGAAAACAAAACAGCCGGTATTTATCTGCACCACAAGGCGTAAGGGGGCGCGGAATGAAAACAGTAGGATATATTCCTAAAAAGAACGACAAGCCAGCAGCTGATGGCGGAAAGAACGGCGGCAACAAACCGCAGAGCACACCCGACAAAGGCGGGAACAAGCCAGCAGCTGACGGCGGAAAATAAGGAGCGGGCGGAATGTTCGAGAACGTAAACTACACATTTTATAGCGAAACTCTAGGGCGTTCCGTTATACCTACTGAAACGGACTTTAACCTATACGCCGACGACAACAAAATGTTTATGAAACAGCTTGTTTTCGACGGCATTGTTAAGGAACGGGAAGAAAACGGCATAGATACAGCCGTATGCAGAATGATTGAAATTGACTACGCGACAGCGCAGGAAGCGAGCGGCGCGGCTGCTGAGGACGGCGGAGCGGTAGCGAGTGAAAGCATTAACGGCTATTCATACAGCTACGACAGAACCGCGCAGCAGGAAGCCGTAAAGCTCAACGCCAAGAGCGCGGCCGCAAAGAAAATTGAGATCATAAAACTGTATGCGGACCATAACGCGGGGGTTTGCTAATGGCAAAGCTAATCGCAAAAAAGCTGCTTGTGCACACTTGCACGCTTAAAAAGCCCACTGGCCTTGACCGCGACCGAAACCCGACCTTTTCAGAAACAGTGTTAAAGCGCGTGAGAATCGGCGCGACTTTTCAGACCATACGGGGAAGCGTGGGCGAAACCAAAGCCGACAGCATGACGCTTGTAATAGACGCTGTAAACTCAGCGTATGAAACGACAGGCGGAGAGCCAACGGCGCAGGTATTGCCAGCGGAAAACGACGTTATCACATGGGAAAGTAACAGCTTTACCGTGCGAAGCGTAACGCCTTGCTATGCGCAGGGCGGCACCCCGCACCACTGGGAGGTAACGCTTGAATAGTAACGGCGGCGTAACATTCACGGCACGCGCAAACTTTGACAGCGCAGCGACGCAAAGAAGAATAAGCGCGGCCGTTCACAAAGCGCAAATGAAACTTGACGCGCAGGTTTTGGCGGACAGCAATTATTATTGCCCGCTTAAAACGGGAACCTTGCAGAAATCGGGCATTATTAACACCGTCATAGGAAGCGGGGCTATTGTGTGGAAAACGCCATACGCGCGCCGCCAGTATTACGGGGTGAACTTTGACCGAAGCCAAGACCCGAACCCGAACGCCTGCGCGAAATGGTTTGAAGCTGCAAAGGCGCGGAAAATGAAGCAATGGGAGAAGCTTGTAAATGATACAGTCAAAAATAGCTAGCGCTATAAGCGCGTGGGTTGAAAACGCCCTGCAACTGCCTTTTACAATCTATTGCGACCTTATCCCCGACGAAACAGCGGACGACGCTTGTGTAAGGCACGACCCGACGCCAGCGGCAGAAGAACGCTACAACGACGGCACCCGCCTTGTGGCTTGGAACTTCACATTTTTTACACGCTGTAAAAACGCGGCCGCCGCTAGGGAATACGGCAAACAGATTGTAGACACGCTGGACGGCGCAACAGTATTGAGCGCTGAAAATATAAAGATAGAGTGCGAAGCGGTGACGCTGCCGCAGTTTATCGACACCGACGCAAAGGGCTACACAACCTATAGCGAAAGTGTGAAATGCACATTTTTAGAGGAGTAAAAGGTATGGGCGATTTAGTCAAAAAGACCAAGATTGTACCGTTTATCAACACTGGAACAAAATCAACCCCAGTTTGGACGCAGATAAAGAAATCAACATCGTTTGATTTAAACACAAATCCGCAGGTAAAGACCTTCGATTTTATCTCAAGCGACCAGCCCGAAGAAGAAATCGACAGCTACCAGCCAAACCTTGCGCAGGCTTTGACAATGTTTAAGGGCGAACCCGACTACCAGCATATTTTTGATATGTTGTTTGAATTGCCTACAGGCGAAGCGGCACACCGTGATGTATTGATTGTGTTCTACCAAGAGCCGGCCGAATACACACCCGCAAGCGCCGAAGAATCTATCACAGTTTACAAGGCATGGCAGACAGACAGCCTTGTTAAAGTCAATCAGCTTGAAACAACAAACGAGCAGATTAACTTTGAGCTTGGGTTCAACAATATCAAGCGCGGTGCGGTTGAAATCACAAACAAAGTACCGTCGTTCACAGAGGGAACCTTTGAGGACGGCGAGTTTGTTCCTGCTGAATAATGGATTTATCGGAAGCAAAGCTGCCCGAAACCGTAGAGGTTGATGGCAGCTCGTATTGTATTCATACATCGTTTAAGTTTTGGCTAAAGTTCATGCGGAAAATAGGCGATAAGCATTGCCCGCCCGCAGACTTTGACTTTATGTACAGGGGCGAAAAGCCAAGAAGCAGGCTTAACGGCTTAATGGCGCTTGTGAAGTTTTGCAACCCGCCGCAGTTATTGCCGCGCCCCGAAATGTTTCAAGGAAGCGGAGAGAAAGCGACCGACTACGACGTAGACGCGGAATATATTTTCGCGGCGTTTTTGGAGCTTTACGGAATCGACCTTGTAGAAAGTAATATGCACTGGTACAAGTTTTTAGCGCTTTTTAAAGGCTTGCACGGCACGAAGCTGAACGAGATTATAGGCTACAGGCTTTACGAGAACACCAGCGGAAAGCGCGACGCGTACACGCGGCAAATGGAAAAACTGCGCAGGGCGTGGGAACTTCCGCAAACAGAGGACGAACACGACGAAGCGTTAGAGGCGTTTGAAGCTAAACTGAGATAACACGCCCTGCATGAATTGCGGGGCTTTTTTTATGGGGAAAATGACTATATAGGTATGGCAAACGATGGCGAAATTAGAATAGGTACTAAAGTTGACGAAAGCGGCCTTGATAAAGGCTTGAAGAACGTTAAAAACAAAGTAAACAGCACTCAAAAAGACTTAGGCAACGGAACAAAAGGACTTAACGCCCTTAAAACTGCGTTTAACGAAACGGGCGAAGCGGCGGCGGGCTTTACAAGCAAACTGGGCGGCATTGCGTCAAGCGGTGGCGTTGCTGCGGCAGCAGTTGCTGCGGCAGTTATCGCGGCAAAGAAATATATCGAAACATTGAAGCAGGCAAACGAAGCCTACAAGGTGCAGGAAAAATCAGAAAAGGCGCTGAGCAATGCTGCGGAAAATAACCCGTACATCAACGGCGAGGGCGTGGCGCGCCTTAAAGACTATGCAAGCGAATTGCAGGAAGTAAGCAACTACGGCGACGAAGCGACAATCGACATTATGGCGCAGCTTGTAAGTACTGGACGCACCGAAAGCGAAACAATGAGCATTATGGCTGCCGCCGCTGATTATGCAGCCGCAAAACATATTGACCTTAAAACAGCCGCAGAAATGCTTAACTCTACGTATAGCGGTATGACTGGAACAATGGGGCGGCAGATTGCGGAAATTAAAGACCTTACCGACGAAGAACTTAAAAACGGCGACGCTATCGACTTGATCGCGAAGAAATACAAAGGTTTTGCAGCCGAAGCCGTAGACAGCGGAACGCAAGCTAAAAACGCTTTCGGTGACTTCATGGAAAGCGTCGGAAAAATGGCTAACCCAATGTTTGAGGAACTGAACCAGCTTTCAAAAGCCTTTTGGGAATCCATGACGGAACAAATGGGGAAGTTTAACAGTGCGCTGGAAACCGCAAGCCGTAAGTGGGGAATCGGCGGAATACACCGCGCCGTTAACAAGGGCGTAGACGTTATTAACTCGACCTACACAAACCAAACCACAGGCGAAGAAAGCCGCGGCGCAGGCTTACAAACAACGGAATATTTAAAGTGGCTGAAAGAAGAGTTAGAGTTGCGCCAAAAGCTCACCAAGCTCACCAGCGAGGAACAAGTCGCATTAACAGAAATTAACTTTGAGCTGCAACAGCGCGAAAGATTGGCAAAATATGAACAGGCACAGGCGGAAGCCGCAGCGAAGAAAAACGAAGAAGAAAAAAAACAGAAAGCCGCCGCGCAGACTGCCAACGACTACGCGGCCGCAAGCAATAAAGCGCTTGAAGAAAGCCTGGAACGGCTTGAAGTTGAAGCAAAGGCAAAAGGCCAGGCGGTAAGCGCTCAAGACCGTTACAATGTTTATTTGCAGTCTTATGTAGACTTACTCACAAAAACAAACGGCATGATTGAAGAGGGCTACCCGATTGAACAGCGCCGACTTAAAGAGCTTGAAGAAGCAAAAAAGGAGCTGGACGAAGCGGCAAACGCTGAGCAACGCTTAGCGGCTGCCATGCAAATGACGCAGGCGGCCACAAACGCAATTAACAGCATTAAGCGACAGGTTACGCCAGCGCAGGAAATGCAGGAACAAATCAACGCGCTTGAAGAACTTAAAAACAAGATAAGGGAAACAAGCGAGGAAGAAATAAAAGCGGCGCAGGCTGGCGAAGAAAAGCTGCTGAGCAAACAAGAGCTTTTAGAGGGCTTGGCCGAAGCAGAAAAAGCGCTGGTTGACGAGAAAGTAGACGCAATCACCGCCAAAGAAGAAAACTGGTGGACTAAGTACGAAAACAAGCAGAAAGAAATAGCCGACATGAAAAAGGCGCTTGACGAATCCGAAGTGCTCAGCACAGAAGAAAAGTACGTCAAAATGCAGGAACTTGACGAAGCCTACAGGCAGAGCAAAGCCGCGCAGATTGCCGATTTAATGTCGCAAATATCGGACTACACCAGCCAAACGGTAGACATTATCAATGACGCCGCTAACCTTATGCTTGAAACTTCAGAAAACGAAGCCAAAGCGGAACAGGCGGCGCTTGAAGAAAAATACCTAAAAGGCGAAATAAGCGAAGAAGAATACCAAGAGAAAGTAACCGAGAGTAAAAAGAAAGCCGCCAAAGAACAGTACAAAATACAAATGGTTCAATGGGCTGCGTCGATTTTGCAGGCTACGGCGAACATCGCGCAGGGCGTAACGCAGGCAATCGCGCAAGGCGGCGTTGCGGGGCTTATTACTGGCGGACTCGTAGCGGCTGCGGGCGCGGTTCAGATTGCAAGCATTATCGCGTCAAAACCTACCCCGCCGAACTTTGCGGGCGGCGGTTTTATTGGCGGCATGAACGGCGCGACAATGGGAAGCGACAACACCTATATACACGCGCGAACGGGCGAAATGGTGGCGAACGCTGCGCAACAACGCAACTTGTGGGAAGCAATGAACGGCAACGGGGGCGGCGGAAGCGGCACAAACATTGTCATAAATAACAGCGCGTCGAACATCGCAACCGCTCAGCCAAAAATCACGCGCGGACAAATTGAAATAATGATAGACGCTCGCGTAAACGACAGCTTGAAAAGCGGGCGCTATGACAAGTCATTGACGCAAGCGCAAAGCGGAATGAGCGGCGACTATTACGGAATCTAGGGGGCAGACATGGCACAGAATTGGGACAGCCACGTTAACACAGAGTTTTACGGGCAAGACGGAAACTATAAAGACAACACGGAAAAGGTGGAATTTAAAAGCGGGCGTACTATCAATTACTTGAAGAACAGCACCCCGAAGAAAACGCACGCCGTGAACCTGCGCTGCAAGGACAAGAACACGGCAAAGGTTGACGGGAAAACCGAGTTTGAATGGTTTTTGTATTGGTATGAGAACACGGCCAAAAGCGGAACCGTGCCTATTTACTTGCAGGACATAATCACGGGTAACGGTGTAAAGCAGTATTTTGTAAAGATTGAGGGCTGGACTGGCCAGCGCTACAAAGAAATCAATCTGCAACTAGAGGAAGTGTAAATATGAATATCGCTAGAGCTTTGGCAGAGGGCGGCGGATATAACTTGCCGTTTCTTTTGCACTTGTACGATCCGACAGGAACGCAGCACATATATTTAATAAACGACAACGCGGACTATGTTTATAACGGCGTTACGTATCTATCAAGCAATTTCACATACAACCCGAACAGAGGCGGCGACAGCAATTTAAGCATAGAGCTTGTGGAGCACGACGAAATTATAGACTTGCTCGAAAATAACTATTTTTTCAATGTGGACGTAATAGGCATTCTTAACGGCGAGGAAGTGGAAGAAATCGGGCAGTATTTCCATAAATACGGCGAGGGAACATGGAGCGGTGCAAAGCTCGAAATCAAGCTGAACAAGGACGACCGCGGCGAAATGACTTTCCCAGCGCTTACGCTCAACAGCGACAACAACAGGGGCGGAAATTGAAATACGACGACCTGCTTAACATACCTTTTAAGAAGTTTGGACGCGACAAAGGCGGCTTTGACTGCTACGGCGTTGTTATGGAGTGCTGCAAGAGAGCGGGAACGCCCTTGCGGGACTTATACGGCGACATTGTGGACTTACCCGCCGACGGCGTAAATGACTATATAAGGGGTGGCTTGAACGTGCGAGAAATAAACGCCCCGAAAGTGGGCTGCATTGTATATTCAATCTACCACGGCAACGTACACGTAGGCTATATCGTAGAGCGCGGAAAAGTGCTGCACGCCACAATCGACAAAGGCGTGAAAATATCGCCCCTTGTAGCGTTGCGCCCTATTGCTTATTACGAGGTTATAAATGAGAGCAACCCTATACAAAACACTATCGAACAAACAAACACCCATTGAACTACAGGCGGGGCAGACTATCGCCCGCGCATTTCCCGAATATGACTTAGAAAACGCCGTTATTGTGGTTAACGGAAAAATCGTAAAAAGCGACTATGTGCTGCAAGAAAGCGACACGGTGATGATACGCTTAACGCCAAGCGGAACCGTGGCAGTTGTTGCCATTATCGTCGTTGCGGTTGTGGCCGTTACTGCTGGCGTTGTGGGCGGTATTGCCGCTTACAAGGCAAAGCAAGCGGCAGAGGAAGCAGAAAAAGAGCTTGAAAAGGTTAAGAAGCTAACCAACAATCCCGAAGTAGACAACCGCCCGTTTTTAAGAGGGGCAAGCAACACGGACGCGCAGGGCAATTTATTGCCTTTTATGTGCGGTTACAACTTCTTTACGCCTTACAAATTAAGCGCCCCGTTTTACAAGATTGCTGGTATTGACGGCGCGGACGAATACACATATATGGCGCTGGTTTGCGGTTTTAATAAGCAGGTAATCAAAAAAGTAAGCATTGACGACATAGAGATAAAGACATTTAACACGACAGCCCCGCAAGAGGGAGCCTACAACCTCGACACTTCAATTTTTGCCAAAAGCGGACAGCTTGAAATAGCGCAGGACGGGGAACTGTTAAGCAGCCTTGCGGAATTGAACTACAAGACCGTTTCAAGCGCATGCAACGACGAAATACCAAAGGATACGCTTGTAGCTGAGGGCACGAAAGAATATTTAACCTATACGCTGGATGAGTACGCCAAAAACGTAGACGTTGCTATAACGTTCCCGTATGGGCTTTACTCTTACAACGACGACAACGACAAAATAAGTAATACGGTTACAATTACCCCGCAATACTCGCTTGACGGCGGCAGCACATGGACTAATTTTGTATTCAACAACAACGGCGTAATGACTAATACTTTCAGCCGCAATGTTTCTGACAAAGAGCTGCGCTTTGTAGCCCACAAAGATTTTACGCTGCAAGACTACGCAACGCTTAAAGCTAACGGGCAGGACACAATTTTTATCCGCGTAAGAAGCAACGGCGCGGCGAATAACACAAAAATACACAATGATTGCTATGTATTGTTCTATCAGAGCCTTTGTTTTGATCCGAACAAATCAAGCGCGCCTGCTGGACTTGTGAGCGACAGTGGAGCGGCTGGGCTTGTAAGCTGCAAGAACGTTGAGGACAGAGAGCGCGACTTTTGCACCGTTTTAGCGTTGCGTTTGAAAGCGTCAGAAATCAACGAGGACAAATTAGAGAAAATAAACATCATAACAACGGGAATCGCGCGCGTATGGACTGGCAGAGCATGGAGCACCAACAAGACCCCGACCCGAAACCCTGCGGCGTGGGCGCTTGAAATCGAAACAAGCGACAGGCACCCATCGAGCCGACGGGCTGACAGCGAGATAGATTTAGAGAGCTTTGGCGAATGGTACGAGCATTGCGAAGAAAAGGGCTATAAGTTCGACTACGCGGTAACTCAGAACACAAAGAAAGACACTATCCTGCAATACATCGCGGAAGCGACAGGCGCTTGTATTTACTGGGACATTAACGGGCGGCGGGCGGTTGCTATCGACAGACCGCAAGAAAACGCGCTGGCGGTTTACAACCCGCAGAATATCATCAGTATTCAGAATAAAAAGGACTTTGGCAGACGCACTGACGGCTTGAGATTGAAATACAATTCAAGCGATAACGACCTTTTCCAAGAGCTGACATATTTAGTTATGCGCGAAGTGAACGGCCAGCCGTTGACGCTTACTGACGACAGCATTATTAAAGACGTGCAAATAACGGGCATTACAACACACGAACACATTGTAAAATACGCCCGCCGACTTATGGCAATAGAAGCACTGCGCCCGAAAACTACCACAATCGAAGTAGGTAACGAGGGTATATTTTACACGCCGTTTTCAAAAATCCTTATACAAGACGACAGCCTTAAAATAGGACTTGGCAAGGGCTACATAGTGCAGGACGTTGAATACAGCGGCGGTTATCTTGATAAAATCTACATCGACGGCACTGTAACTTTTGAAACTGGCAAGGAATACGGAATTATTGTTAACTGCTACGGCGAGGACGCGGGAATAGTTCCGCTGGCGTTGAAAGTAAGCGGAAGCGGAACAACCGACACGCTGCAAGTAGACACGCTTATAAAGCGAAGCGCGGAAATCAAGCCCGAAGTAAATTGCATTTTCTCTTTTGGAGAGCTTGACGACAACGGCGAGTTTACAAAGGTTACGACTGAGTATTTAATCAATCAGATTAACCGAAGCGACAAGGGCTTTACTCTTGAGCTTGTGAACTACAACGAAGCGATTTACGAAACGGGCACTATTCCCGATTATGCGCCGAACATCACGCAGAAACAGACGGAAGAACCCGCGCCAATTCCTGCGGACTACGTGACAAAGCGCGAGCTTGACGAAGTTATAGACAATATGCAATCGGGCAACATTCCAGTAGGAAAGCCCGACGCGCCGACGCTTGTAATGGGTTCAGCTTTTAGGGACGGCTTGAACCTTTCATGCGTGTACAATACGGACGGACTGCGAAACGACTTGCGGGCTATTGTGTTCACAGTCACCAAAGCGGACGGCACGACGGCAACCATAAGCGCGAGCGGACGCACTGCGACATATTATTTTGACCGAGAAACAGACGGCTACCCCGAAAAAGCGGACTTGCTGCAATGGACTGTAAGCGCCCGCGCGGTGAACATTTACGGCAAGGAAAGCGAAGCCAGCGAAGCCCGCCCCGTTTCTACTTCATTATATGGTACTTGGCAGCTTGCCGCGCCAGTCATTACAAAGCGGGAAAGCAACCGCGTTATAACCCTTTATTTTCAGCAGCCTACACGCTCGGACGGCTTGGAGCGTTACGGAAACATCATGCACCGCGTGCAGATTAAGCGAGTAACCGCGCCAGCTGACAGCGCGTATTACAAGCCAGCTACAAGCGCGAACCCTTACGAAAGCGAAGAAAACTACAAGGACGGCAGCGGCTTTGTTATCGCTGGGGAAAGCTACGCGCAAACCTTGCCGCTTGCGGGGCAGGATTTAAGCGAACCCGTGCCAGTAGACACAGCGTACGGCTTTAGCGTCGTTGCGTATAACGAAGCGAGCGAAAGCCCAGCGGCAGAAATGAACGCCGTAGCGCATGCCACAAGCATACGCGACATTGTAGAAAACGCAATCGGAAACGCTCAGATTAAGCAGGACGCAGTAACGGCGGACAAAATCTATGTGCGTATGCTTTCGGCCATTCAAGAAAACTTAGGCTACATTACGGGCGGAGTTTTTGAGGGAACGGAACACAACCGCTGGGCGCTCTCAACAATCACGCTTGAGGACGGCAGCACACGCTACGAAGGCGCTATGCGCGTCGGCGGCGACGATGAATATTTTGAGGTTGAGCCGTACAACATCGTTAACGGAGTGCCGCAGAATTACCATGTAAAGTTTAAAGCCGGAAACTTTGAGATTGCGTCACAGATGAGCAGCATTAACGGCATTTTGTACATACAGGAAAACGACCGCGCGTTAGACCGTACAAAGATAAGCTCGAACGGTACATATTACCAGCACCGCGAAACGCTTAACAGCGAATGGGTAACTATTGCAAGCTCGAACGTTAACGGCGTAATGACAAAGCAGATGTTTTCTGACGATACGCTTTTCATTACAAATCAAGACATGGCGGAGCGACGCAAGCAGGGCTACGACATTGGAAACGCTTATTTAAGCAGCGAATCGAAAGTGTATCATTTTGACACTGACATTTTCGACCAAAACGGCGTTAATGATCTGATTATCGAGGACGCGGAAACATACGGAAGCCACAACCTTGTCGGAAAAGACAACGAAAGCGACGACATAGACTTTACGCCCGCTATTTTGGCGATTGCGCCTTTTGCAACGCTGGGAAAATCGCTTTACGGACGCTATGGAATTACTGCGGGTTATGGCGTTTGCAACAAGTTCACGGTTGATTTTTGGCTGCAATACATCTATTCGGAAAACCAAATTATTTTCGACATTGGAAACACGGGCGACAAAATCAAGCTGATTATTGCCGCTGGCGAGTGTTATTTTGAAAAGGGAGCGGACGACGAAAGCGGAATCCCGTTTAACGCGGAAATCACGCAAAGCCGCTTATATAACGCGCTGCCATTAGTGGACGTGCTTTTTAACAAGGCAAGCGCTGAGGAAATCGCCTTTAACGCGGCGGGCGCTGGGGAGTGCCCTTTTGAATCTATCGCAGTAAAAGAGTTCAACGCAAACTATGTTTACTACGTCAAAGCGACAGAGCACGGCGTAGAGGTTTGGAACGTGGCGGACGTTACAGCCGCCACATATTACGACTTTTTGAAAGCTGGATTGTATGAAAAAACACTGCCTTTCAACTCGCCAGCCGCAGCGCACAGCTATATACAGCATGACGGACAGACGCAGAGCAAACAGCGCGAGCTTTCAGACATAGGCGTAAGTTTTCCCGCTAATTCATGGCTGCACATCGGAATTATTGCGAACAGCTCAAAAATAATAGTTGCGTTAAACGACCGCTCGACAGAGTTTAACCGCTACGAAACAGCGGCGGCCGCCTTGTCGGTTGTGCTTAACAGCAGCCGCAATTCATTTATGCTTGACGAGCTTTTAATAGACACCACGACGGCGGAAAGCGTGCAGACATTCTGCGAGCACACCATTAACCGCGTGCCGTGGGCGAATCTATCAAAGAGCAATGATTATTTTATTCTTACGGTTAAGGACTTGCAGAACTTCAAAACAAATATTTTTGATACTCAGCTTTTCAAAGATAAGGTTTTAGAGGTTATGCAGGACTATATAAATAATAATACACAGGAGTAAATTATTATGGCCACATTAGACTTAACACTGGCGGAACTGCGTTTAGCAGGCCTTACAAACTTTACGCCCGAGTTCGGAACAAAGGAAGCCGACGGCGTAAGCGTAAGCACCGAAAACGTATGCAAAGATTTTATGCTGCCTTTTAAATTCCAGCGCCCCGTACTGGTAAGCGAAACCAGCGACACGGGGAACATTGAAGCAACCCGCACGCTTGTGCTAACAAACAGCGGAACTGTTTTAACGCTTGGCCGCGCAACCTTTGCGGGCTGTAAAATCACCGTGCAGACTGGCTTTACAAGCGGCAGCGCGCAGGTAAAATATTTAACCGCCGCCGACACTTACGAAACCGTTACGCTTTCAGCTGGCAACAGCGTTGAAATTGTAAGCAATTCTGACTTGTATTTTTACAAGCGACTGCGCATTAACAATTCAATCATCATAAATACAAACGAGCACCTTATACAGAACAGACGCTATTTATATCCGTCGGTTTTCCCCGTTGTGAACAGAAACAAAGACACTGATTTTGTGGTACAGAACAACAAGCTTTACAGCAAAAACAGCGTGTTTATCAGAGCAGGCGCAACATTGCCGCCGTTCTACGTTGAGAGCGTGGGACTTTTGCAGTTCCACACCGAAAGCGACTTGGAATTGACCGCCGACGATTGCGACGACACTTGCAACGGCCTTGAAGCTGGAAAAGACTATTTTATTTACCTGATTTACAGCTCGCAGCTTTTCCCGAACGCAAAAGACAACCTCGGCTTTAAGATCAGTTTGAACGACCCCGACGGAATCAGCATTTACGGAAACAGCGACATTGCGGGAAGCGGAACAAAGCCTATTAAGGCATACGCGGAAATTGACGGCGTTGTGCTTACAGCCGATAACTGTATGTGCGTGGGCGGCTTTCATACAGTGCTTGCAGACTGTACGGCGCTTGCTGCTGGCGCACAGGTTCACCCGCTTTTAGACTACACAGCGGGCGCGGTTCACCCGTTTACTGTTTGGGACTTATTTCACCGCCCCGAGGGTTCGAGCGTGGGTATGCTTTACAATCCTTGTATTAACAAGTGGGGTTCGCTTTATCTGCTTTCAGAGCGAGCGCATGCCAAGACAGGAACGCCAGCAAGCTACGGCGGAACATACCCGAATAACAATATCATGCTTATTTCAGCGGCCAACAAAGAGTTTGTAACTGGTACAACAACAGGGCGCGTTTTTCCTTGTTTGTGGGGCGAACAAATCTTGAGCTTTCAAAAACAGCGTTTCCCGACATTGCAAGAGTTTACAGCCTTTACGCTTGGAAGCCCGCAGGGTTTGGCAATCAATGGCGCTGCAAATCCAGTTACGACAGGCGCGCACCTTGCAAGCGACAACACGCAGATTATTTCATATTGCGGAATGTTCGACGGCGTGGGCGTTTTGTGGCAGTGGGGACAGGAAAACGGCTATACATCTGCGAGCGACTGGAACACCAACTACAACACGACACACGACAAGGACGTTAAGGGCGACGCTTACTATGCGCAGACACGCG